TCTTCTGCTATTTTTGCTTCTTGTTCGATGAATAGATCTGTTTGGCTCATTTTCAATAGGATTAGGCCCGCTGACACTACTATAGCACTCCACGCGCTTTCCGGTATCTTTCCCGTCGATTCTCTTCTGCTATTTTTGCTTCTTGTTCGATGAATAGATCTGTTTGGCTCATTTTCAGTTTGAGTGCTGTCATTGCGCTGGCCTGTCGCTTCTCTTTGATGCCCCAAAGCTTTTTGGGCTGTTCCTTCTCATACTTTTTGTCAAAGTATCTTGGTATAGGACGTTTTTCCCCATTGAAGTATAGCCCATCGTCTCTGTACATCTGCTCTTTGTGCTCTTTGTAGTACTGATAGCCGAGTCCCGGGTTTCTACTCATGCAGCAGTATGGCTCTGGTAAGCCTAACTCTCTGTATCGCTTGGCGTCTTGTCCATAGCATTTTTTGGTTACGTACCCTGCTACATATGCCATGGTCTCTGGCGATGCTTCTGCGATGATGATGCTCCCCATACCCCAGATTTTGTCCAGTTCCTCACTCTCAAAGTATGGATTGCCTCCTCTTTTCTTTTTAAGGTCTGGTATCTCTAGGCCATAGTATATGCCGTGATGGTGTGGTCTTCCCGTTTGCTCTCCGTACTCCCCACAGTAAAAGTATCGTAGGTCACTGCCCCATTTGCTGGATGTCGATTGTTTCTTTCTGAGGCGTTTGTTGAAGTTAACCATGTCTTCCTGTAGAAGTATTTGTACGATATTTGGTACTTCTCCTGTTTTCCATTCGTGTACTGCGCCTCTGATAAGCTCTCCGGTTTCTCGTATCATTCCGGGGACGTACTCTTGATTCCATGTGATAGTCAAAAACCATGCTGGTGCGATGGTTTTAGACTCCATCAGCATTCTTGTCTCCCAGTCTTGCCGTTGCCTGAGTCTGCACCCGAGACATTTACCGCACGGTAGGAGCATTACGTCTTTTCGGTAAGCGATGCTTTCGTATGTCGCTGTCGGATTGTGCGCTCTTTCTCTGTACTTTTCTAAGGTCATTATTGACCCTGTTATATTGTGGTCATTCGGATTGTATACGCGGATAAGTGGTCGTTCACAACTCATTATTTGCCTCCATTAATATATTTGTTCATCGGATTAAGATTTGGCACTTTGCCGCTTCTTGCTTTGTGGTCAGCTCCGCTTATCGCGTCCACCGTTTCCGCCGTGTCTTTTCCGGCTTTTTTGCCGCTGTTTGTGTTTTGGTTAAACCAGTTTGTCATATCCGGAAAAATGGTGTGATACTCGTTACTTCCTACGCTGTGCGTTTCCCCGTGAGAGTCTGTCCAGCTTCGGTATTCGCTGCTGGACTTGCTCCAGTTTGCTGTCGTGCCACTGATGGTAGGCATACTGGAGCTTTGCGTTCCTACGCTTGGTGCGCTGATGCTGCTTTGCCCAATGCTGCCCTGTGCACCGCTTGGTGTGCTTGCTCCGCCCTGTTGTGCTGCAAGTATCGGGTTGATTCCTGCTTTCTTCATGTCTTCTGTTGCTCTTTGGTAGGCTGTATTGCTCATCCGTTCCTGCCATGCCCGGTTTGCGGCCGCTTCTGCGCTGTTGTAGCTCATTGCAGCGTCTTGCTGGATGCGGTTGTAGACACCTTGCTGGATTGCTCCTAAGGTATTCAGGCCCAGTGCCATGAGGCTGTTTTTGTTGTTCTGTAGGCTTTGCATTCCCTGTGCCTGCTGGCTCTGTCCAAGGAAGTACTTTGCCAGTTCTTTCGTCTGGCCCATGTCTACGCCGCTTTCGCTTGTACTGCTTCCTAGGCTGCCTCCTTTCGTGTCTGTGTAGCTGTCGCTCGCACTGCTTCCGCTGCCGCTCTGCCCTTTGAGTGCATTGTAAATGCCCGATCCTGCATTGATGACGCTTCCTATTCCTCCAAGTAGTTTGCTTGCTGTTCCTAAAAATGGTATTGCTGCTGTCAAAAATCCCATATACTAAAATAGCCGGGTTTCCCCGGCTTCCTCCTTTCTTAGTGGTGGTCGATGAGTCCCGGAATAGAGTAGACCGGCATACACCGCGTGGTTCTGTTCATGAAATAGAAGTCTGCGATAAAGTCTGGCTGGTCGCTTCTGGCGAGCGTCCGCTTCATTTCGGCGTCGCCCTGCTCCATCCATGCTGTGCTCAGCGTGGGCAGTTTGTCGTAGTCCTGCGCGTAGTGCCATGCATCCAAGCTTTGCTGTGCATTGCTCCTAAAAAGGCCCGTTACCTTAGAGGGTTTGTAGCGGTAATCCGCCCAAGCCTCTTGGTAGCCAAAGGCTTCCTCGTCCTTTGTGCCGCCCTGTGCATAGATTTCCTTATTGAGGATAGCTTGCTCGCCAATATTGGCCAGTACGGGCCAATAGTAGTCGTATCGGCCCTTGCGCGACCACATTCGTTCGATACCTTGCTGGTATGTCTGGTCTGTGCGTACTACTGCCAGGCCCATGATGAAGCCATGCTCAGTAAACGACTTTGTGAACATCCCTTTACTCATTGTGGTTACAGACAGAGCTGCTGTGTTGCCCTGCGGACTCGTGCTATCAGTTGCCGAGGTCTGGATGACTTGCGATACGTTGATAGGTAGCCGGTATCCTCCCAGATACTCTGGAATCTGCATTCGAGAATCCGGCGATATAACGCCAAAATGCTCGCGTAATACCTCGCGGTAGCGCGTGCCGCCTCTGGCATCTTTTTCCAAAAGTTTCTGAATTTGGAAAGCTTGTCTGAGTTGGTTGATGGTTGCCGCGGTTACGTTTCCAAGGTCGATTCCCAGATTTAGGCCTTCAAACTGCGTGCCTGTTCCGAAGTTAAAGCCAAGCGCTACGCCTTTATTTTCTCCTTTCCTGACACTTAATTGGTCTATTTGGATTCCATCACCTGTTATTGCCAGTCCGTTTTCGGTGATTGCTGCTTCCATTTCCGCTTTTGTTGTTGCGTATGTTCCATTTTTTCTTAGCAGACCCAGCGGTGCATTGCCGGTCAGCGGTAGTGTAATTGGCTCGCCTTTCTGCGGCTCCGGGAGTGCTCCGGTGTAGTAGTCAAAAACCTTCGCTGCCTTGAGAGGCTTTGCCAAAGTGATGGCGCTGTCGTTGGTAGCGCTGCCGTCGTTTTTTCCGGTCGTGGTTGCGTCTGTCACTTCTACAAGCGTCGGCTGCGTGACGTTTTGGTTTCTAAACCATTCGTTATAAATAAGGCCGTATGCACGGCCCGGCAGAGCGCTCACGCTGATGCCTTCTACTTTGGTAGGCAGTCCCAGATAGTCGGCTAGCGTTCCTTCTTCCCAGCCTCCAATTGGTGCTGTCACCTGCGGTATGCTGTATTCCGTTTTCGGCGTCCATGCTGTTTCCCGGTTTTCGCCCATGAACTCCTTCCAATGCTCCCAGAGCAGCCTGTTCGGGACAAAAAAGAAATAGAAGTCGCAGAAGGCGTTGTCCATCACAGGAAAGATGGGAGTCGCCATACGCATGACGCATGCAAGATCGATTTGGTGCGTATCACCCGGTAACACCTCATCCAGATAGATGGGGATGAGGTCGCCCGCGTTAAAAGTTGTTTTGTTGTCGCTGTTACGTTGAAAGCGACTTCGGCTTACGTCAACTTGCGGGTTTTCCGCAAATCGGTTTTCGGAATTGCGGTTCACTCTCTTGCCTCCTCTTTTTTGTGCATTTTGCCCTCTGTGGTGCTTTTATCAGCCTGTGCTGCATCGCTCGCTTTCGTCAAAATGCCCATTTTATCGGCCCACTCTTCTGTGCCGTATGCCATGACGTATGCTTCGACGTCGTAGCCCCATTTTGCTTTGACCTCCACCGGTAACTTTTCGAACTCGTCTTCGGCGTCTTTGATTCGTCCGTACCACTCGTGATAGCTTGTCGGCACGTCAGAGATGTCCACGAATGTTCCGCTGTTTTGCCAGTCTTGGCTTCCCAGTGCTGCCGGGTCATAGGTCGCTCTTTTGATGATGTTTTCGATTTTGGTTTCGTCCAGTCTGCTCTGGATGAGTGCATAGATGTCTTTTTCACCGGTTTTTACCAACTCCCGGCCTGTGTCCTTTAGCTGATACCCATATTCCGGTTCGTGCCCGTCTCCGGTTAGGCTTGTGTGCCTTACCTGTCCACTGTATGCGCTTCGGAAATCACTCATTGGGTTTGCCCTCACATACCGTCGTATTTGTGTTGTCCCTGATTTCGCCGGTTTCGTCCTCCATCGTGCAGATATAGTGCAGACTGAAATCTTCCGGCTTGACGCTGATATAGCTTTCTTTGTTTTTCTGCTGACCCTCAAAGAGTCTGCTTGCGACCGCGTCGTTCTGCTGTTCGAAAAGGCCGCTGTAGGTCTTGGCGATTTTGTCATAGATTGCGTAGTATCTCTTAAACATTACAGTCTCGTGCCTCCTCTCATGTTTTTCGGGCTGACATTGACGGCTTTAGTTTTCTTTGCCGTCTGGGTAAAGACCTTTTTGTCTTTGCTGGTGCTCATCTTGGCTCTCTTAGCCATTGTCCTCTTCCTCCTTGCCGTCATGAAGTGCATGATAAATCATGTCTAGCTTCTCAAGAATTTCCATCATAATTCGGATGGCATTCTTGATTTCTTTTGCGCTCAAGAGTGCCATATGCTCACCTCCTTCTTGTTTTTTTCAGCCTTGAGCTTGTAGATTTTTTCTATGATAGCCTTGGCCTCTTCTACAGTATATGCTTGATTGAGCGCTCTGTAAAGTTTTTTGATGAGGTATTCGAAATCTTCTTGCTCTGACGGTTTTATTACACCTGTATTGAGCTGTTTTCTTCGCGTTTCCGTTATTTGAAACACCACCTTTCTACAGTCTATTATAACGCTTTTCCGTAAAAAACAAACTGGCGCTTTGCTCAAAGTTGCGCAGCAATTTTGGGCAAAGCGTCGGTTTCTCGCCCGCAGGCGAGATTGTTTATACTAACTGGTCTCTGAGTTTTCCACGGTTTCAACACTTTCAACATGTTTTCAACATAAAGTTGCACAAAGAGTTTTGTGCATATTGCTACACTTTCAACAATTCAACAAGTTTTCCACAAAGTTTTCCACAATGAATTCAACCTAAAAATAACGATGTTTCGTGATGAAATAGAGGTTTTCAACTTTTCCACAGCCCCTACTACTACTACTACAACAAGTTATATATAATAGAAAATAAAAAATATAGGTATGCGTGCGCGCGTGTTTCACGTGTGCGCGTATGCCTGTATCTGATAGCTCGTAATTTCGTAACCTGCGGTAGCCCCTTGGGGGGCGTACACGCAAGGGGGGGGACTCCTGTCC